GCGTTTCATTGTCCTAGAGAAGCAGGAGAATTAATCAAAGCTGGTAGAGAACTAGTAGCATCTAACAGTTTGTTTATTACTAAAAAACGCTATGCGGTATTGATATATGACTTAGAAAACAAGCGTCTGGATGTAGATGGCAAACCTGGCAAAATTAAAGCCATGGGACTAGATTTAAAACGCAGTGATACTCCCAAATTTGTACAAGAGTTTTTATATGAAATTCTCGAAAAAGTACTACTTGATATACCTCGAGAAGAAATAATTGAGAGAATAAGGGAGTTTAAGTATCAGTTTGCCGAGCTTCCTGCTTGGGAAAAAGGCACTCCCAAACGTGTTAATAATTTAACTTCTTATGGGCTTAAGGAAAAAGAAGCGGGTAAAGCCAATTTGCCCGGGCATGTACGTGCTGCCATAAATTGGAATCACTTGCGTCAAGTCAACAACGATAAGTATTCAATGAAAATTGTCGACGGTATGAAAACCATTGTATGTAAATTAAGGCCCAACCCTCTAGGATGGACCAGTATTGGCTTTCCCACCGACGAGTTGCATTTACCGCAATGGTTCAAGGATTTGCCATTTGATGAAAAATTAATGGAAGCTACTATTGTTGATCAAAAAATTGACAACTTACTCGGTGATCTTGATTGGGACTTGACTTCACAAACCAATACTGACAACACTTTTCAATCTTTGTTTGATTTTTAAATTAAACAAATTTTGCCAAAACATTTGTAAATTCTAAATACAATTGTTATACTATTAACATTACTTATAAAGGAAAAATAATGCGCGATCACTTATTAGATTTAGTTAGTCATACATACGATTTGGGTTGTATTGACACCGTTAAAATCACTGGCACTGATAAAGAAACAAGCATCACTGGTATGGCTGAAAACCGTTCAGTGGTGTTTGACGCAAAATTCGCTAATCCAGTAGCGGATTTTATCGGAACATTTGGAATGCCTAATTTAGCCAAATTAAAGATTCTATTGAGTCTAGGCGAGTACAAAGAAAATGCTAAACTAAGCATTAGCAACAGAGCTACAGGCGAGCCAGAGCAGTTGAACTTTGAAAATAAATCAGGCGATTTTAAAAACAGCTATAGATTTATGGCTACAGATGTTATTAACGACAAAGTTAAAACTGTTAAATTCAGAGGCGCTAATTGGAACATTGAATTCGAGCCCACTGCCAGTGCCATCCAACGTTTAAAAATGCAAGCCAGTGCCAATGCTGAAGAAGAAAACTTTCAAGCTAAAACAGAAGACGGAAACTTAAAATTCTTCTTCGGAGATCATTCTACCCACGCTGGCAATTTTGTTTTTCAGCACGATGTTAAAAATGAATTAAAGCGAGCATGGAGCTGGCCCGTTAAAACTGTCATTGGCATTTTAGATTTGGCTGGCGACAAAATCATGAAGATCAGCGACGACGGTGCTATTATGATTGTAGTAGACTCTGGATTAGCAGTATACGATTTTATCTTACCTGCGCAAACTAAATAATGATTCAAGATAATCTCACCGTTAAACAACTTGATAAAAATGGACTAAGCGATACCGCAGTCTTTTTGCCAGCACTTAGTGGATTTTATGCCACTTTTATTGGCAAACAGCGAGGCGGTAATTATGTAGATCCAGCACGTATGCCCACAGGTATACAAGACATGGAAATGCTTAATTGGCTCAACAGTCAAAAAGCGTTGTTTCCGTATAAGTGGAGTTTGTATTCTGCCGGTCACGCTAACTTAGATCTTGCCAAACAAGAATGGAGCGAAGACATGGTGCGGAATCGCGACCGAGCTAATACTTTTTTATTGGGTGATAGCGGTGGGTTTCAAATTGGCAAAGGCAAATGGGAAGGCGACTGGAAAGATCCTAACTGTCCAAAAGCACAAAAGAAACGCAAGCAGGTGTTAGCGTGGATGGATGGCCTTATGGATTATGGTATGGGTCTAGATATTCCTGCTTGGGTAAGTCGTAGCCCCGAAGGACAAAAAGCCACAGGTATCAGCACCTACGCAGAAGCAGTTCAAGGTACATTTATCAACAATGATTATTTTATCAATAATCGTAGTGGAGATTGTAAATTCTTAAATGTGCTACAGGGTGAAAATCATTCTGATGCCGAAGGTTGGTATCAGCATATGAAAAAGTATTGTGACCCAAAACAATATCCCGGAAGGCATTTTAACGGATGGGCAATGGGTGGGCAAAACATGGCTGATGTACATCTAACATTAAAGCGATTGGTGATATTAAAGTTTGATAACTTGTTAGAAGAAGGTCTTCATGATTGGATGCACTTTTTAGGTACTAGTAAGCTAGAATGGGCACTACTGCTAACAGATATACAACGTGCTATACGCAAATATCATAATCCTAAATTTACCGTAAGCTTTGATTGTGCCAGTCCTTTTCTTGCCACTGCGAATGGTCAAGTCTATCATCACATAGATTTACCACACGAAGGGAAATGGTGTTATAGGATGAGTTCAATTGTTGACGACAAAAAATATTCTACTGACACACGTAGTTATCGAGACGCAGTTTTACAAGATAAATTGATAAATCATTTCGACGAAAGTCCGGTTAGTAAGCATTTAGGAATTAAAGATATTTGTATTTACAAACCCGGAGATCTTAACAAAATCGGAAAAGAAGGTAAAACATCTTGGGACAGTTTTAGTTATGCTTTGCTTATGTCACATAATGTTTGGACACACTTAGAAGCAGTACAACGAGCTAACAAAGAATACGATGCTGGAAAATATCCTCGAATGTTAAGAAATGAAAATGGTGACAATGCCAAGTTCAGAGACATTGTTGATGCTATTTTTTCAACCAGCGATAGAGATAAAGCATTGGCTATTGTTGAACACTATAGCAGATATTGGATGGATGTAGTTGGTACTCGAGGGTACACAGGTAAAAAAACAGTAAATGGAACTACTCAATTTAATACATTATTTGAATAAAGTATCTTCAAAGGAAGTGCTATGAAAACCAGTTTAATCGTCGGTATGGGTATTGGTAATTTGTATGCCAAAGTGTTAAATGAGCTAGGACACAGAGTCATCACTGTAGATGCTGATGCCAGTAAAAACGCAGATTTTACCAGCGTAGATGAGGCTGTTGTCAAATGTTATTGGTTTGATACTGCGCATATTTGTACACCAAATTTTACCCATTTTGATATTGCGACTAAAGTAGCCCCGTATGCTAAAATGGTGTTTATTGAAAAGCCAGGTGTTATCAACAGAACAACGTGGACCAAGTTGATGGAAACTTTCCCGCAAACACGTTTTATGATGGTTAAAAACAACATGTGGCGTAGCAACATCAATGATTTAAAAGAACTAGCTAGTCGAGCAAAAACTGTAAAAATCAACTGGATTAGAAGGAATTGTATTCCTAGTCCAGGCAGTTGGTTTACCACACGCAAATTAGCTTTTGGCGGAGTTAGTCGTGATTTAATGCCACATTTACTAAGCCTGTATGTTGCTATGAATCCAAAGTGGCGCAAAGAAGAAGTAAGTGTACGTGCGGCAACACAGAACTGGTTGTTAGAAGATATCGAAAGTACTGAGTATGGAGTTGTAAATCCCAACGGAACATACGATGTAGACGATTACTGTAATATTAGTTTTGGCAATAAGTGGCATTGTCACGCTGATTGGCGAAATCTAATCTATGAAAATAGTGCTATAGAGTTTATAATGCAAGATAACAGCATAGAAAAGTTTGAGCTTGGTTGGTGTCCCGAAGATGCTTACTTAAACATGATCAAAGATGCTGTTGACAATATACACAATCAACAATTCTGGTTAGATCAATACGAAATTGATACTTGGATACACAAACAAATAGAAAATCTATGACACGATGTTTACAAACCACAGGACAAGGCTACTTTGAAGAAGTAACTTATGATATGCCTGCGTTAAATGAAGATGAAATTTGTGTTCGTGCTGTATTAACTGGCGTTTGTCGCAGTGACATAGACATGATGATGGGAGACTTTGGCCCATTGCCATTACACATGCAAGGACACGAAGGACTCGGCGAAGTCATTGATGTTGGAGCTGATATTACTGATGTCAAGCTTGGAGATTTTGTTGCTACTCGCGGCGAGCCTGCTTACGCAGACATGTATCCTGTACGAAAAGGTGAGTACGTAGTGGTACCCGAGGCTCATCCACGTTATATCATTGAACCAGTGGCTTGCGGTATAAATGCTGTAGATGTTGCTGATTGTAATAATCAAGATAAAATACTAATTATCGGTAGTGGTTTTTTAGCATGGGTAGCTTACCACACATTAACCAAATTTAAACATTGCGAAAATGTAGATGTGTTGGGTTCCAGTAATGTCGATGTTTGGAAAGATAAGTTATTATCTGTAACCAGCGAAAGTTATGATGTAGTCATTGACTTATCTGGAAAATATGAACTAGGCATCGATATAAATCTAAATAACAATGCGCTAATTGTCGATGCCGTTGGTAAAGCAGTATCCAAAAAAGAAGCACAGCAACAACTTTGGAAGGCAGTTACCACCATTAAACCAAGCCCACGCAATCCAAACTTTCATCAATGTATGAAAGATGCGGTTTATATGATTGAAAACGGTTATCTTGATGTTGACAGATTCTGGACAAGAAGTTATAATCGTACTAGAGAATGGCAACAAGCGTTTGCGGATGGGTTGGCCCGTCCAAGCGGTTATAGCCGAGGTTATATCAAATGGGACTTTTAAGACTTAAGTTTTCTTGGCATCGAACGTTTTGCCTTAAGTTCAGCGGCTTTAATAGGCCCATGTAAATCTTCAAGTGATTTGCCTTTTAGTGCTTTAGATTGTTTCAATCTAGTTTCTTCCGACGCAATCTTCCCAGTATGAACTTCCTTCATTCTTTGTTTTTGATATTCACTTCCTTTTTTACCTTTGTGTGCTTTTGATAATTTTAATTTTGTTTCATCTGAACGAGGTCCTAGAATTCGACCTTTTAAACTATTAGATATTTTTATTTTTGTTTCTTCTGATACTATTCTTCCTGGTTTTGCTCCGTTGCCACCATCACCTCTTTCTGGCTGCAAATTAGCCCATTCTTCATTTTCCACAACATTCCAAAGATTGCTATAATATAAACCCCATGTTTTTAATTCTTCTTTTGAATGACATTCTTTTAGAATTTCGGTTGTATAATCGTATCCGTGTTTATCTAAATGTCTAAGCCAATATGTACCAGAACCGGCATACTTATAAGGATCTTGTTTTGATGTTTGTCCTAAATATTTTAGGCCGGTTTTATTATGGGTCTTGATGTAAAGAGTGTAAATACTCATGCTGATAGTTCCTTTTAAACTGTTAGAGTAGTTGGATGTTTCCGCATCGCGAACTACACTTTTATTTATCCATTTGCGTTGACAACCGATCATTATTCTGTTAAACTAAACATATATTAAACTAAATCGAAAGAAAAGATGTTAAACACTGAAGAGCGACAAAACGTCGTGTACTTTACAGGGTACGAAGTAGAGCATACTATTTGCCATGGTATGTACACTTTGTTTGTAGTAGGCACTCCGCCATTAGAAGAAATT